TAAGGAGGCTTTACCAATGACAGAAAACCAACTGCGGCAGAAAGTGGCCGATATTATCAACACATGGGTGGGCGCTAACAAGGGGAGCGCCAAACACCTGGAGATCCTGGAGATATACAACAGCCACAAACCCCTGGCCCGCGGCTACAAAATGCAGGTGAAAGACGCATATTGTGCGGCCACGGTGAGCGCGGCGTACATAAAGGCCGGGATCGCAGAGTACACCGGGACCGAGTGCGGCGTGGAGAAGTTCGTGCAGATCGCAAAGGGCAAAGGCATTTGGGTGGAAAATGACGCCCATGTGTGTCATGTAGGCGGTGCCTGCGTGTATGACTGGGACGACACCGGAAAAGGAGACTGTACCGGAGCTGTGGATCATATCGGCATTGTGACCCAGGTAAACAGCACGGCGGGCACCTTTGTGGTGACAGAGGGCAACATGAGCGGTGGAAAGGTGGGCAAGCGGACCATGGCCATCAACGGGAAATACATCCGCGGGTTTATCTGCCCGGACTTTGCCGCTATTGCCAAGAAGCTGGGCGGGACCTCCGGGGGAACGGCCACGGCGGGCGGCCCTACCGTTTACACGGTGAAATCCGGGGACACCCTTTCCAAGATTGCCAGCACCTACGGAACCACCGTGGACACCCTGGCGGAGATTAACGCCATCCAAAACCGGAACCTGATCCGGGCGGGCCAGGTGCTTATGCTCCAGGACACCCCACAGGCCGCGGCCGACAAGCTGGAGGCCCTGGGGGTGATCAACTCCCCGGACTACTGGGCGGACGCAGCGGAGGCCGGAAAGGTACAATACCTGGAGATCCTGCTGAAAAAGGCCGCGCAGACCATCACCAAGGCAAAGCCGCGCACGGGCACACCCCAGGAGGGCGTGGCCGCCCTGGTGGCCGCCGGCGTGATCAACACCCCGGACTATTGGCTGGCCAACTATGACACATTCCCCTCCCTGGACCTGCTGCTGTGCGCCCTGGGCGGGGCTGTGAAATAATTTTAAGGAGGACATATCAATGGAAACCATCATGCAGTACATTCCCCTGGCGGTGTCTGCCATCCTGCTGGCGGCACTGATCCTGACCGTAATCACCAACATCATCACCCAGGTGGTGAAGAAAATCACCTGGAACAAGATCCCCACCAATATTCTGGCGGTGGTGGTGGCCATGGCTGTCACCCTGGTGGCGTTCTTTGCGGTGTTCCAGATCATGGGGTGGGCCGTCACCTGGTACATGGTGGCCGGCGCGGTGGCCCTGGGCCTGTTCGTAGCCTATGCGGCTATGTTCGGATTTGATAAACTGCGGGAGGCCCTGGAGCAGATCACGAACTGGAACAAAGACAAAACGGAGTAAGAGAACCCCCGGCACCGTGTAGGTGCCGGGGGCATTTTATACGACGCGGTGGGACACGGTGGAGGCATCCAACCGCATGGCCAAGTCAATGATCTTTTTCCGGGTGGCGTGGTCCGTTTCGGCGGCGGGGGCAAGGGTGGCGCGAATACCAGTGGGAACAATGGAGAGCGCCCAGGCCACCAGGTCCTTTTCTGCTTTTATCAACGCCGCCCTGGCGGCCATATCGGCCTTTTGCAGTTTGGCGGCCTCCGGGTCCGATTGGTATTCCGCCTCCAGGGCGTCGAAAACGGCGTCATTTTCGATTTGCCAAAGGCACCGGGCGGGACGCCCGCGCCGATCCGTGGCGCCCCTGGCTACTAAAAACGCCCTTTCGTGGGCGGCGGCCCTGGCCCCGGCCAATTCGCTGGCCTGCCGGGCCTGATTATAGGCCCGCTGCTGTTCGCCGTATCTCATAATTTCCTGCCTTTCTGCCGGGAAGTAGCCGCCCGGCCCGGCATATATTATTTTATCGGGCAAAGAACACGCCCAAGGGGCTACCACTGGGAGAACGCCACCCGCGGGGGTGTATGTCCTCCAGGGCCTCCATGGAGGTGTGGCCATCGTCCCAGCGGATCACCGCCATGGTGGCGGCGGGGATCCAGCGGGTGCCCTCCCTCTCCGTGAAACCGACGATCACGCCGATACCCATAGGACACATGGCGCCCCAGTTGCCCACGACGGGCTGGCCAACCATGACCACGCCTGGGTGATCGGTGGGCTGCGCGGCCTGGGGGATATAGGCGGCCACGGGGTCCGGGGAGGCGGTAGCCGCCTCCTCCGGGACCTCCACATACTCACGGCTGGCCCGGAACACGGGAGCCATGCTGTACCGCTCAGGGATAATATATTCCCCGTTGTTGTCCGTGTGGATCTTCGCCCGGCGCTCCTGTCCACCCCGGCGGAAAGTCACCGTTTTGGCCGTGCGCTTGACGATCTCAACAACGAAAATGCAGTTATGGTCACACGCACTGGTGTCGTAATACTTTTTGCCCACTTCAAAAATAGCCATCTGAAAAGCCCCCTTGATTTATTCGCCTTACTTTTGTAAAATGGGGGTGAGCCGGTGTAAGGCTACCGGCCACCCTTTTGGGTTTGGTGCGCGGTTCACTTGCGAGGTGGGGCCGCGCACCCTTTTATTTTGCTTGCGCCTGCCGAATTAGCGCGGCGGCCTCTTGTACCGTTTTGGCCTTACTTTCCACGAGCTGGGCCAAGGTTTCAAGAAAGGCGTTAAATTCCGCATTTGTCATCCCGGTTTCCATTGCCTCACTTCCTTTCATAAGGGGCTGGGTGCCCCTGCCTTACGAGTATTATTATAGACCTTAAAGAGTGCATAATCAAGTGGCAACATGCACGAAATGGAGTGCTTGTATTTGTGTGTTTTATGCACTTTACAGAGTGCATAAAAGTGTGATACAATATCCGCACAAGGAGGTGGCGAAAGTGGCAATCAGCTACCAGGGAGCATTTGAAAAAATGAAAGAAGCCGGGATCACCACATACCGGATCAGAAAGGAAAACATCCTATCACAAAGCACTCTGCAAAAGTTAAGAGAGGGGAAGCCGGTCACAACTGAAACCATTGAAAAACTGTGCCTGCTGATGGACTGCACCCCAAATGACATTATGAAAATTACCCGCTGACGGTGGGACATAGGATCGGAACCGCCGCCCCCAATGAATAACCCTGCGCCAAAGGGCCTATAATTTTCTTGTGCTGAATATTACCACGGGTTTTGACGCCGACCTGTGTTAATATCAAGAAAAATGTGGGCCATATCCACAATGGAGGGGCGCCGGGTGAAGTTTTACGAAATCAACGGGAAAAGGAATTTGTGCGGGGACCGGATCCGAGAGGCCAGGCAGAAAAGGAGACTTTCCCAGTCCGAACTATGCAAACTGCTACAACTGCGGGGGATCATGGTGGAGCGGGATGTGATCAGCCGCATGGAGAGCGGGGCCAGGATTGTGACGGACTTCGAGGCCGTGGCCATTGCGGAGGTGCTGGAGGTCCCTGTGCTGTGGCTGCTGGACAAAGAATAGGCCGGCGTGGTAGAAAGAACCACGCCGGCCTATTGTCATATTACAGAGAAAGAGAGGCCGCCCCCATGAAAGGATATAAGCACTTAACCGCCCATGATCGGAACAAAATGGCAAAAATGCGGAAAGAGGGAGCGACTATGCGCCAGATCGGTGCGGCCCTCCATGTGAGTGCGGCCACAGTCTGCCGTGAGTTAAAGAGAGGCACATACACCTACATGAACGCGGATTACATCGAGGTGACCGAATACATCCCGGAGCGATCACAAAAGAGGTACGAAGCCAATCTGGAAGCTAAAGGGCCGGGATTGAAGATCGGAAACCATAGGGACTATGCCGAAAAGCTGGAGGAGCTGATCGTGGATTACGATTACAGCCCCTCCGCCGCCCTGCATGAAATTGAAAACCACCCGGAAATATATGGGGAGTTCGGGGTGCGCGTCTGCCGGCAGACACTTTATTCCTATGTAGAAAAGCGGATCTTTGCCCGCCTGACCAATAAAGACCTGCCTTTTAAGGGGGCCCGCCAGAAAAAGAAAACCAAGCACATACGCCGCATGAAATCCGCCGCAAAGGGGGACAGCATAGAGAAAAGGCCGGAGGAGGTAAACACACGCCAAGAGCCTGGCCACTGGGAAATGGATCTGGTGGTGTCCTGCCGCGGCGGCCACAAGTGCCTTATGGCCCTAACCGAGCGGGTGACCCGCCAGGAAATCATGCGCCTGATCCCGGACAAGAGCGCCGCCAGCGTGGTACGGGCCATGAATACGCTGGAGCGGAAATACGGAAAAATGTTCCCGGAAGTGTTCAAGACCATTACCGTGGACAATGGCACGGAGTTTTCCAACTGCGAGGGCATGGAAACCTCCATATTTAAGGCAGGCGGCCAGCGCACCAAAGTGTATTACTGTCATCCCTATTGCAGCAGCGAAAGGGGGAGCAACGAAAAGCAAAACCAGATGATCCGGCGGAAGTTCCCAAAAGGAACCAACTTCGACAGAGTTTCCCCCAAAGAGGTCCGCATGGTGGAGGACTGGCTGAACAGATACCCCCGCAAGATCCTGGGGTGGTATAGCAGCGCAGACCTGTTCAACCAGATTTTTGGGGGCGTTTGAAAATTTTTTTACTTTTTGTTACGCTTACCTATTGACATTTGCCTACGGCGGCCACAGCAATCACCGCAACAAGGCCCTGTTTGAGCCACCGGTGCAAGCGGGGCCTGCGAGGGTGAGAAAACTCGGCTGGATTCTCGGAGCTGGCGTCAGGCTCGGTTTCACAGGGATACAGAGAGGCGTCAACCCCCTCCGGTATATTGTAATACTCCTGGAACTCAGCCCAAGCCTTGTCCACATCGGGGATACGGCCCGTGGGGTGCTCATCCTCTCTCTGTTCAATCACCTCCAGGATATGAAAAACCACGTCCTCATTCCCTGGCTCTGCCATCTCCATATCCATGCGCAGCAATTCCTCTATCTGCTCGGTATTAAGCCGGTTCAGATAGGCGTATTTTTCATCGTTCTTAGCCATGTCGTGAACCTCCTTCACATATATATGACCGTTTAAAGCGAATCCTGACAAACTTTTTCACTTCTTTTTCCTTCTCTTTTTTCGCTCAGGAAATACTGTATATAGCTTTTCTCTGATTCGCTCCAGGCGTTTCTGACTGGCGTACACAGATATGCCAAACTCCTGTGCCACCTCCAGGTGGCTGGCACGGTCAAACACCAGTCGTTTCAGAAGTTGATATTCCTCCGGCGTAAGTACCCTTTCGACCTTCTCTATTACCGACTCCTCCTGCGGCTCAGGCTGCGCGGCCACAAGTTCCTCCGGGAGGTTACTCTCATCCGGGAAATCGGCATCCAGGGAGAGCAGACGGAGGAGATCTCTCCTTCTAGTTCGTTCGTTTTCTTTGAGCTTATTTTTTAGGGTGTTCATCAGCCAGCCGCCGGGGTTTTCATGCTTTGCAAACACATCAATACGGCGTAGTGCTTCATGGAAGGTATCCTGAACTACGTCCTTTGCCTGCTCTGGATCTCTGAGCACAGCATTGGCGTATATAAATAATTTTTTGAAGTGCAAGCGGTATAGACGCTCGACCAGCTCATTTTTATCAGGCATCATAGCAGCAATCACTTCCCATCGTCTTTAGTATATCATATTACGATCCCGAT